CATTATACAACGAAGTTTTCAATTTCATGATCCTTGCAAGGATATCAACTTTAGTTACTTGACCTCTCATTAGCATTTTGCGATGGTTCGTTGAGTTTCATTTTGCCATATGCTGTATTATAATAAGGAGAATGAGTTTCGCCAGTTTTTTGTAGTTGTGCGACAACAGATGCCCAAATTAAATACTGCATATGTGATTTCATACTCAACCTTATGTAATATATGTCTATTTAATAAAAAAGGCACCCCGAGGGGTGCCTTGTGTTGAATTGTGAACCAATATCACATGAGGTTTTCAACCAGAACACGACGGTAATACTGGTTGCGGGAAGCGGTAAGTGCTTCAGCATCAGGTGTACCGTTAGACTGTACAACGAATGGGTTTGCGACCATGCCGTAGCGGGTCTTAAAGCCAATCTTGGGCTGGAAGGTGTCAGGACCGATCGAACGGACCATCTGGAGGGGAACATATGGGCAGTAGAATAGACCTGCGTCATATGGGGAAGAACCCTTATAACCAACTACGTAGTAGTGGGTGTTAGAAACGTTAGCAGAGTAAGGATCAACGAAGACCTTGATTCTGCCGTTCATGGTGCCGACAAGGAGGTTACCAGTGTCATCAACTTCACCGATGGAAGGACCACCAGCACCAGTTAGACCAGAGGTGTAGTCAAGCGTACCAGACATAGCGAGTGCAGAAGCAACATCAGCAGATGTGATGATGAAGTTGCCCTTTCCTCTACGAGTCTCTTGAGCGATTGCGTTAGCGTCGCGCTCAATCTGGAACATGAGTCCCTTGAATTTCTCAACCGACCAACGACCGTTGGAGTCAACATCGAGGTCGAAGCGACCTGCGTTAGCAGTGTTGTTCTGAGCACCAGGCTTAGCGATGGTGTAGACAGTTCTAACAACTTCACGGTTGATCTCAGCAAGGATCTCGCTAGACAGAATGTTAGCGAGCTCTTGCTCAGCATCAAGACCATGAATTGCCTTAAGGTCCTGTGCCAGTTCCAGGGTGTATTCTGCCTTGAGAGCTCTGGACTGTGCAGTCACAGAAGTCTTCTCAATGCTGAACGACATTTCTCTGAAGAGCTTTCCGCTTTCTCCGAGTGCCTCAGCATCTTCACGAGCCATGGGCTTAACGCCACGATCGTAAGTACCGCTGTTGTTGAGGAGACCAGGGTTGCTACCTGCAACTGGATTTGCTGTGTCGTATGCGTTTGCAGATGCATCATAACCTGCAGAGAAGTCGCTGTCGGGCTCGTTGTAGAGTGCTTCAGCACCGCCACGACCTTCGTAGTGCGACTTCATTGCGAAGATGAGACCTGTAGGACCAGACATAGGCTGGACACCACAGATGTCATATGCAACTAGGTTAGGCATTGCACGACGGATAAGGCTGATCATTACAGGATCGAAACCTGCAAGACCGCCAGTTTGGGTGGTTAGACCCGAACCAGATAGTGCGTTACCACCGATAGCGCCAGCGATGTTTCCTGCAGCGCCACCTGCTTCGTTGAGCATTCCACGCTCTTCGCGCATGAATCTCTCTTGGTTTTCTAACAGAACAGCGGTAACAGCCTTTCTATAATTGTCTTTGATAGAGCCTGCGCTCTCATGACCTAGAACAGGTGCCCACTTTTCCGTTAGAGCTTGTGCGTTAAACATTTTAGTTTACTCCGTTGTTTGCTCTTTAGATTAGTGATATCAATTATTAGACCAGCGGGAGAGTGCCTGCAGGTATGCCGCCATTGCTGGAGACTGTGCCTCGGACTCAACTGGTGTCTCATCAGATACTTCGCTGACAGTAGTCTTTTCTTTAGGGAAGTAAGACTCTTTGATGGTGGTGAGTTTCTTAGAAAATTCTTCCTCAGAAACAAAGTCAACACCCTCAGCGAGAGCAGCTAGTTTGTCTTTCTGTGTATCTACAAGACCCTCGGAAATTTCTTTCACGATGATCGCTTTTGCAGATTCATTAAGACGATTCTGTAGTTTCACATTAGCCTTGACCTGTTCGTCTAGGCGCTCTTCCATTTCACGAATCGATTCAGCCATACCCTCTACAACATCGACTTTCTCGTCGGGAATAGAGATGTAGTGCTCTTCAAAGAGACCCTTGAGACCTGCGATGAAGTCTGTAGTGATCTCATTTCTGATGCCACGGTCAATAGCAACTTGGTTTTGTTCAACCCATTGACCAATAGCGTAGTTCACAGTGCCATTAACCTCTTCAGACATCTCAGCTTTAGCTTCAGCGAGTTGCTTGTCGAGTTCGGTAGCAAAGTGTTCTACAAGTCTGTCATACTCTTCGGAGAGTTTTGCCTTAACTGCTGCTTCAAAAATAGTCGTAGCTTTTTCGGCAAACTCTTCGGTGAGTTCGGTGCCCTCTAGGAGAGCGTTAACATCTGCGGAAAGATCAACTTCCTCAAAGGAAGGCTTGATTGGATATGCAACATCAGGACCTTTTTTGGTGCCATAAGATACTTCAGCACCGACAGAAGGTTGTGGATCTTTGCCTGGTTTACCAGAGGTAGATGTTACGCTGCCGTCCTGAGAAACAGGAGCAGATGCTTTAGCGCCAGGATTTTCCTCACCTTCTTCTTTGTTGCTATGGAGAGGTTTGGATTGCGAACCACCTAAATCAGTAACAGACTGACCGTTTGCTACAGAAGGAGGGACGGTTGGCATAGGATCTTTTCCACCGCCGCGTTGCTGTGGATCACCCGAAACGGCTGAGGGATCTGAACCTGTACCAGGAATTACTGTGGCAGTAACACTAGGCATGGGATCCTGTGCTCCCGCTTCCATAACGACCTGCTGCTCGCCCAGAAACTCCTCAAACTTTTCGTTTAACATATCTGACATTTTGAGTCTTCCCGTAAATGTTATGATTATATCTTTATTTATAGATTACAACCCCGCGAGGAAATTCTCGAACACTTGAAGTGTTCTTTCCTCCAGATTGCGGCGAGTAGACTCGCTCATGTATCTTTGGTATTTAGCAACTTTGGACTCTTTAAGGATTCCATTGTCCCATACCCACTCTTTGCCTTCCATGATGCCATTGACAAAAGCGTCTGGCGCAGAAGGATCTGCTACAATATCAGCAGCAGTAGCAAGCATGAAGTCATCTCTGACATAGCTAACACCTTCTTGCTTATCGATACTACCCATGCCTCGGGAAGAAACACCAAGTTGAACACCTTCGTCTAATAGAGACTTAGCAATTCTACCCATTGGGGTATCTAGGATTTGTGCTTTACCCATGAAGTTAGTACCCTCTGCTTTGAGAGACATGATTCTATGGGACACACGGTCCAGATTTACAGTAGGTCCATCTGGGTGACCAAGTTCACCTAGAGCACGCTTCGTAGAAATGTACTCTTCATTGTAACGATTAACCTCTCTTTCCAATACGGAAAAAGGATAGACTCTTCCGTTACGATTCTTCAGTTCAGACTGAAGGAATACGCCTTCGATATAAAGTTTTTTGCTATCACCTGCACCTTCGGTGATAACCTTTACATTTTCAATCTGTTCCGTTATCAGTTTCATTTGGAGTTTCTCCTACTGGTTCATCAAAGTACGTCTTTGCGACGACTTGCTTGTATGCTGTCATAGCATCAGACGCTTTAGCATACAAAAGATCTTGGATAGCATCAATTGCTTCCGATCTTTTATTGTCTGAAATTGCTGTAACGATGTCCACAACTTCAGATTCAGGGTTAACTTGATCTGCCATGATATTAATCACACTATAATTTATTTAGTATTACTCGAAGGTTTAGGTTGTGCCTTTACCATGTCAAGTTGTTTTTGATGTGCGTCGTCCGCTTTTTCTTGTTCTCTAGAGTGAGCATCATCAGCTTGTTGTGCTTGAATCTCTGGTTGGAATGCTGTATTTTGACGATCCATCATGTCAAATGTATTGACATCGGCAGGATTCATAGCAAGTCCAGAATTAATCTCAGAGTTCATCTGCTTATCAATCTCCTTAAAGTCGTTCTCAGACTGCACAAGGATGTTCTTACGAATGTGTTCGATGGAGAAATACTTACCAACGAATGGATCCATTTGAGTGACTAGCGCCATGCGCTGTGTAGTCATCTCAAGTTCCTTTAGTTCGTTGAAATGATTGTCAAAGAGATAGTCATACTGAATATGCTCCTTCATATCATCCCAATCTTCAGGGGAGATTACTCCCTTGAGGATGAGTTGCGTCTTGAGCATGTCATGGAACATCTCACTGAATCGCTTACGGAGACGACCAATGAACTTGGTAAACTTAAGTTCGTCACGGAGAACTTCAGTGGTTTTACCAAGATTGAATCCTTTATTGTCGTCTGTGAGACGGGAAGGTGGTAGGTTGAGTGAGTTGAAAAGTTTCTTTTTAAAATACTCAACATCCTTAAGTTCGCCAAGGTTCTGTCCTCCAGGCAGCGTAGTAATTTCAGTACCACGACCACCCTCTCTACGAGGCAACCAGAAATCCTCAAGCATACTCATGTGCTTTTTGTCGTCACGAATCTCTCCAGTGCTGGCATCGTAAACTAGTTTGTTACGATAGCGTGCCATCACATCACGGAGATACTGTTCCGCTTTGACTTTAGGTAGATTGCCAACATCGATGTAGAAGATGCGACGCTCAGGTGCGCGAGACAATCTGTAGATAACCAAAGCGTCTTCAATCATTCTAAGTTGATTGAGAGACTTGATTGCTTTGTGTAGGAAACTTAGTGTAAGTCTTTTGTTTAGATCTTGAAGACCAGAAGAACAAAATGTAATAGAGTCTACTGCAATTTTAATGCCTTGGTTGTTGGACATATCTCCAACTGGACCTAAAGCACCACCACGAATGTATCCGCGTGGATTGTACAGATAGTAATCTACATATTCACCCCACTCATATACCTTAGCAGACTGTTGTTCTGCAGGTGTGAGTGATCTACCAGGACCTGACTTTAGTTTTTGTCTAATCTTTTTGATCTTGAGAGGATCAATATAGCGCAACTCAAGGATGCCCTTTTTAGGATTCTCTAGATCAATAACCTTGTGGTAGAATAGTCTACCGTCTACATACCAGTTTCTGATAATCTCATGTGAGCGATTATCAAAGTTTAGAAGTCTTTTAATGTAATCAAATTCATCACGAATTTTTTTCTTGACTCCAGCACCAGTGTCTAGATTTTCAAGATTAATATCAACACAACTGTCATTGTTATCGCTAACAACAAACTCGTTCACAACTTCATCAACAGCACTATCAACCTCGGGGTGTAGTGCCATGTCACGATAGCGACGGACAAGTTCAAACTCGTCCCTGCCGTTATTATCAAGATCTACATACGTACCAAAATAGCCCCCTGCAGCAACTGCAACGGGCTCGTCAGCAGAAGGAGGGACAGGGGACTGACCCTTCTTTCCCTCCTTTCTGTTAATTTGAAATCCAAATAGCTGACTCATTATTTAATCGCTCAACGACTAGTATGACTATTTAGTCATCCTAGAAAATGATAAATCAGGTGCCGACAGTGATGCCAGCTTCTCCACCCTCGTCTACGGTCCAGTAAGAATACTGGAACTCAACACTGAACTCTTCAATCTGATCGTTGCTGTCATAAGCAAGATCGATCTGAGAAACGCTAGTTGGGAATGCATACCACAGATGATACTTTCTGAGATCTGCACCACCAGCACTGTCATCCTTTCTCTTCTGTGTGACATATACATCTTTAGCAAATGCGTCAGCACCAGAAGGACGGAAGAGTTGTCCAGTGTTGTCTTCATGGGAGTTGATGAGATCGAGCCACTTCTCAAAGTAAGCACGAATCTTCATGCCTTCATCAACGATGAAGGTTGCGGTCCAGTTATCAAATGTACGGTCGCCCGCAATCTTAACTGTTCTACCACGGAAAGGAACCTCAATTGTTCCAACGCTAGAAGCAGGAAGTGCAGCAGATTTGCACAGCATGTTTACAAGACCACCTTCGGGAGTAATCCCAGTGGGGAATGTGATCCCCACTTCAAACATATTCGGTCTAACGCCATGCTGAACCTTTTGCAAGAATCCTTCGACGTTACTAGTAATTGCCATTTGTTTAACCTCTTTGAACTATTTAGTGTAACGGTTTAAAATCAGCGTCCTACGACTTCAGCGAACGAGACACCAGTTCTAGTTGCTGTGAAGGTTACTGTTACATAGTTAATAGAACGAGTTGGTTTCAGGAATAGTTCTGCAACAAACTCATTGCGATCAATTACATCAGGTGTGTTGTTGGAAGTATCACAGACGACCAAGTAATCTTGGAGTCCCTGTCTTGCTTGAACTTCACTTAGGTATGCATTAACTGCAGCAGAGAAGTTTCCACGGGTGAGTTCATCATTGAGTTCAAAGAGAACGCCCTTAGCAAGTCCTTCAACTCTCTTCTCAATGTTGAGGAAGAGACGACGAACATTGATGCGGTCGAATGCAGATGGCGAAGCCAGTGCAGTCTTGTCACCAAATAGAACAATGCCGCTACCAGACATGGAGACGATTGGGTTGATTCTTGCAGAATACAGTTCGTCTCTGTCTGCCTTGGTTGGGTTGTATGCTAGTTTTACTGCGTTACGAAGTCCACCTCTGTTGAGTCCAGCAGGGGAGAACCAGTCATCTAGAACAGCAGAAGTGTTCACGCACAAACCAGCAACATCACCGTTGCAAGGTACATAGCGATACTTGTCATTGAAGCGGTCGTACATGTACTTGTAACCGCTATCGAATACTGCGAAAGATGTGGAGGTCATTCCATCAAAGAATGCCAGAGTTCTTTCTTTCTGCTCATTGGTAGTTAGAGCACCAGCAGCACCGATTTGGTTTCCTTTGTGTGGAGAAACGAATGCGATAGAGTCTCTGCGACCTGCAGCAATAGCAATTGCCTTGAGTGCCTTGACTTTAGTATCTGCCTCATTAGCAAGAGAACCACCCATTAGGATGAAGTCAGCATTGACACTTTCAGAGTCAGCAAACTCATCATATGCACCAGAGATTTCACCAGCGGTGTACTCATAGTCATCAAGACCACCAGAAAGATCAGTTCCGCTCACGCCAACTAGACCCATCTCACCAGAGGTGGAACCAGACTCGGCATTCCATGCAGCACCAGAAACAACGGTTGCAAGTGCAGCACCGTGATAGAGATAGTCAGACTGATCGTTGATTACAGACTTGTAGTAGGTGTTAGCACCTTCTGCAGACTTGCCATCAGATAGTTTGGAGAGATATGTCAGACGCTCTACAATTGTGTCAGCAGCACCAGAGACATTACCTGTGGTGTCGATGATAGCAACGTGAACTTCGTCCTTGCTGATACTACGAGCAGATGCATATGCAGATGTGCCAGGGCGAGGACCAATAGCAGCAAGTGTTAGAGTTGTGCCAGGAATGATTGTGTTGGTGTACCAGTCACTAACAGCGGTTAGTGCAATTGCGGTATCGGTTACGCTAGCAACCTCAAAGGTTGCATCAGAACCACCACCAGTAACGGTGATTGTATCTCCAACCAGATAACCAACGCCACCTGCATTAATGATAACTCCAGTTACAGGACCCTCAACAATATCAACTGTGAAAGTACCGTTAGAACCACCACCAACAACAGTGACAGTATCACCAACAAGGTAACCAGATCCAGGGGAGTTGATTGCAATTGTTTGGATAACACCAGCAGCAACAACAACATCAACGGTTAGACCACTACCAGATCCACCAGAGGTTGCAATATTAGCACCAGTAGCGTAGGTTGTACCACCAGAGGTCAGGGTGATTGCCTGAGGAACACCAGCAGAAACTGCAGTGTCAACAGTCAAACCTGTTCCCGAACCACCTGTGGTTGCAACACTAGTTGCTGCTTGGTATCCAGTGCCACCGACGAGACCAGTGGTAGATGCAGCGACACCAGTATCAGGAGTGTCGAGTGTGTCTGCAGTTGTTAGTCTTGCAGCACCAGCAGCAAGCACAACAGCAGCAGTAAGAGTAGCAGCGTTGTAGCTAAGAACCTTAGCAGTTACGCCACCAGTAAATGTGATAGAATCGCCAACGCCGATGCCTGCAGGTGCAGCGCCGAAAGTGACATACTGGTCAGCACCAGCGTCTACGACAACTGCCTTAAGGGAATTACCCCAGAGACCAGCGGAGCGTGCTACGAATTTTTTAGATGTACCTGTACCACCTTCCCAATCTGCATCGTTCTTGACTAAGAGTGCTACCCCGTCGTCAGTTGCGTTGAGAGCGCCAGTTTCTGCTCTGACGACCGCCAGTTGTCCGCCATATCCCAAGAATTCCGATGCTACAAACCAGTCTTCTGCGTTAGCATCGACGGGTTTACCGAAAGTTTCTAGTAGATCTTTCTGAGAAGAGATAGTTCTTACCTCTCCAACAGGACCTTTTTGGAATGTGGAAGCGAATGCGCCAACAATGCTGGTTGTATTTACAACAACAGCGTTCGATAGGTCGCGTTCTCTAAGAACAACACCAGGCGAGACTTGACTTGCCATGTTTAGACTCCTATAGAATATCCAATTAACCTGAAATTATTTATTGTTTAGGACAATTTCAGCGGGGAAACCATGCATGAACATACTACCAGTCAGGATATCCCCACCTGTCGGGGTCAGTTTTTCTTGCACTGAGTATTCGTTTTTTTGTGCATTGCTTGCATTCGTATGAGTATGCAGATCGCATACTTTTTTTATGCTTACGAACCAAATAAAAATCTGTTAGGAGATCTTTGCTTTTACCACAAGTTCTACACTTGCGTTCAGTGAACAGCAGATGCTCCAGACTGAATTGATCTCCAATATCCATTAGTAGTTCCACATATAGGATACTTCTTCCTGAGTTGTTCCATACCACACAGTTCCGTCTCCATCCACGAAGGTATCGTCACCCATGCCGTCATCAATAAAGCCAAAAGGAGCCATGTCTTGCTCAATTTGATTGCGTTGTTCTTCATAGATCCTTCTTCTAATGTCCTGGTCGGTCATCTCTTTAAAGTATTCCTGCATGACCAACCATGCAAATAATACCATACACATTACAAGGTCATCATGGTATCCTTCATCTGCTTCCCATGCTTGTTTCTTTTGAACAAATGTGGTAAGCTCTTGGAAGATATTGAAATCGTTGAACAATAACTTGTCTTCCTCAATAATAGCTTTGAGGTTAGCGCAACCAATTTTCTTTACGGTCACACTCATCTTGACACCTAGTTGTGTTTTGTTTCCTGAGAATCCCTGTCCGACGACTTGACCTGCCCTGCCACGCATAGCGCACATAAGCACATTAGGATATTCCAAATCATAGTTAAGAGTAGCAGCGATACTATCACCGATATCATTTATTTCTACCAGAATGTATGGGTTGTTATATTCTTTTGCTACCTGAAAAATTACCGATGGAAACAAGACAGGTTTGATTTCATTATTTCTGTACTTCGCAACGATTTTATACGGAACAGTGGTAATGTCAAACACGACGAAAGCACTGTAGTCGCCACCGATACCTCTGGCAACGTCAACAGTAATAATATATTCGTGACCCTCTTGTACTCTTTCGTAAACATCAAGTCCTGCATTGCTAGCAATCGGATCGTGGAACGGTATATTCTGTAGTTTTGCTGGACTGATTAGAGTGTCAGCAGACCCAAGGAAGTCACACTCAAATTCCTGTGCGAACTGTCTGAGTGATGTGTTTTTAATTGTTTCTTCTTTCCACTTAGAGTCCCTTCCTGGGACCTGCGACCAGTGGACTTCGTTTGTTACATAATCATTCTTACCACGCCTTGCATCCTCCCACATTTTGTAGAAGTGATTCATTCCATTTGGCGTGGAAATGATTATGACCTTCGTTGATTTACCAGACGTAATAGTAGGATAAACAGAGGCAAAGAATTGCTCCGCAACATGGTTTGGAACGAACGCAAATTCATCGAGGAAGAGGATATTGAACGACATGCCTCGGACAGCACTTGCAGATGTAGAAGCAGCCAGAATCTTTGATCCGTTCTCAAGTTCGACATTACCTTTGTTCCATACAAGGATACCATGTTGCATCCACTTTGGTAGATTCTCG